CAATGCTGATAACTTCCCAACCATAGAACTTGTTTGTAATAAGTTTGAACCCAATGAAAAAGTAACCAATGTTCTTAATAACTATTCTGATCGTCTTATTTCTTGTCATCAAATCCTCGACAAAAGACTAGGCTCTCAATCAACTTATGACTTAGCTCATGACATCCTTAAAGAGCTAGGAAAGAAGTGTGGTGAAGAGTTTACGCCTAAGAAGAAGCCAAGTAAGACTGGAGACAAGTCAGATGAAAAAACAGAGAAAGGTGATAAAGAAGATTCCAAAAAAGACAGTTCTGATTCAAAAGCTTCTGACGTTGATACGAAGACGGATTCTAAGGATGGCAAAGAAAAAGACAAGGATGATGAGTACAAAGTCATCACCATAACTTTGACTCCAGCAGACTTAGAAAAGTTTTCGTTGACAATGCCAGAGGAAGGCTCACCTATGAGCAAGACTGGTATCAACTTTGAACCTCTAACTACTGATCGTTCAGCTTGGGATTTGACTGACTATCAAAAGTTTATTGTTGTTGATTACCCAAACGTCAAAGGACAAAATGTAGATGATGGTACTAATTGGTTTGAAAAAAATTACGATACTCAAAAATTTATTGATGAATACAAAGATAGGGTAGAACCAAACCTTGTATCACAAGAAAACTTTGCTCAACAGATTCGTAAGTTGATACAAATCAGAGCTAAAGTACAAACGCAATATGGTACGAAGAAAGGCAAACTAGACCAGTCTAGATTGTCTCGTATTTGTTTTAATGCTCCGGGCTTTAATGAACGGGTTTTTAAAACTAAGATTGAAAACAAAACTCTTGATGCAGCTATTACCGTTCTGGTTGATATGTCTGGGTCAATGGGAGGAGACAAAGCATATTATGCTTTGGCTTCTACGTTGTTGCTCAATGAAGTTTGTACAACTCTCAACATACCACTGGAAATTCTTGGATTTACTGATGGGTATTACAGACACAGTGTGCAACCAGTTATGTTTGTTTACAAGAACTTCTCTGACTTCAAAGTTAGCAGTGATAGTTTAAAAGAATATTTCTCACTCAGCAGCATTCACATGAATGGCAATCCTGATGGAGAAAACATTCTTTGGTCGCATGATCGTCTTATCAAAAGAAAAGAGAAGAAAAAAATCATGATAGTTATGTCAGATGGTAGTCCTGCTGCTTCTAAAGGAGCTACGGGATTATCAGGGTTTACCAAGAAAGTTATCAACGAGATAGAAGAAGCCAAGATTGTTGACATTTATGGTTTGGGATTGCTCAGTACTTCTGTAACACATTTTTACAGAGCACATGATGTAGTCAACACTCCAGAACAAATACCAAGTAAGTTAGTTTCACTCATAGAAAGGAAGATATTAAATGTCCACTAGTACAGCAACATCAAAAGAAAAAGTAGAAGACCTTGTTAAAAAAGCTCTTAAAGAAGAACTGGAGAAACGTAAAGTGAAAGTCTCTGTTACTTCAACTGATACAGGTGATGAAAAGTTTACTTTTGTATCAGAGTCAGAAGAAATTGATGTAGCTAGTTTAGTTACCAAACTAACTTTGCGTAAAGGTCAACAATACTTTTCTGATCTTTTTAAAGAAATACGTGTTGACCCAGATGAAGATTTTGCTGTAACTTGTTTTAAAGACATGACTTGGGATGAAAGGATTGCCTCATTTGTTCCTAGTATCAATCCAACCTATGTCATTGACAAAGACCTTGCAAAGACTATTTTGACAGCTTGGGAACTTGATGAGAAAGTTCTTTGCTATGGCCCAACAGGTGCTGGTAAATCTAGTTTAATTGAACAATTGTGTGCCTATACAGGTCGTCCATTTGTTCGTATCAATTGCACGGGTGACATGGATTCTTCTATGATCTTTGGTCAATTGACAGCTAAAGATGGTTCAACAATATGGGTTGATGGTGCTGTAACAGATGCTGTTAAGTATGGTGCTGTGTTTGCTTGGGATGAATGGGATGTAACTCCTCCAGAGATTTCTATGGGTCTGCAATGGCTCCTAGAGGACAATGGTAAGCTTTTCTTAAAAGAGATGCCTGGTAGTACCAAAGACAAACAAATCATCCCACACGAGCATTTCAGGCTTGTAGCTATTGGCAATACACAAGGTCAAGGTGATGACACAGGTTCACACGCTGGTACAAACGTTCAGAACTCAGCTACGTTAGATCGTTTTGGAACAGCAGTGTATGTAGGTTATTTACCTTCTCATGTAGAAGAAAAGATGATCCTAAACAAATTTGGTTCACAAATTACTGGGAAAGTAGCCAAAGAACTTGTTAAACTCGCCAACCTTATTCGGCAAGGCTACCAAGCAGGTCAGTTCAACCTGACAATTTCTCCTCGTTCATTGTTTAGTATTTGCAGAAAAGTTTGCTTTGGTTCTACATTGAAGAAAGCTTACGAAGTTGTTTATCTAAACAAACTGAACGACACACAACGCAAAGTTGCTACCGAGTTGTTCCTCAAAATCTACGGCAAAGACTAACTTAGAACTAAAAACCATATAGCCTTCTCACTAGAGAGGGCTATTTATTTTAAGTTTTAAAGAGAACTTTATGAAACAAACTCCTAAATCATGTAGCTGTCCAATGTGTAAATCTGGAAAAAACACTAAAAAAGGCAAATTCATGATGAATCAAAAAGAACGTTCTCTTCGTACAACGTGGAGAAAAGAACGTATTAAAGAAGACCCAATAGTAGCACCAGCACCAAGTGGAAGTTATTTTGATTGATCGCAAATTTACAAGGAACAAACATGGCAATAGATAACAGCACAGGAAAAAACAAAGAGTTTTATGAGCTTGGTAAAAAGATGTTTGATCGTATAAAACCTTTAAAACCTATTAAACCGTTTATTGACCCAATTCAAAAAGACATTGATTTGTTGTATGAAGTAAACAGCGCGGACATTGAAGCGTTAGAAGATGCCAAAGAAACATTAAAGATTCTCAGAAAAGTGCATGAAGGTGTGTTTGAAACAATTATTGATGAGTCTTTGGCGTTGATAGACAAAGCACTAAAAATGAATTATGGCGACTCAATGGAAAGACTTGTGACACAAGCAAAACGCAAGTAATGATAGACAAAAAACTAATTCTTGCTAATGCTCCTAGTAACATAGGGCAGCAAGTAAGCATTAACCATGCAGGATGTTCTGCTGGCAACGACACTAAGCACAGGCTGTACATCAAACGTACAGACCGTGGAATAGTTGCGTACTGCCATCATTGCTCTGAGTCTGGGTTTGCTAATGACAAATCTAACGACAGACTATCCACCTGGGTTACTAAACCTAAAGAAACCAAAGTCACAGATAACGTACCTACACCAGTGCTTGCACCCCTAACTATAGGGGGCAAAGTATGGTTAGTTAAATACTATTGCAACGTCAATAGCGATAGTTTTCATGGTGTTCAGTACGAAGCTAACAAAATTGCTTTAACTCTACACAATCCTGACAAAGACATCATTGGCTATCAGATCAGAAATCTAAAAACAAACGCAACACCCAAGTACCTAACAAGCTACAGCTACAGCGGCTGTAAGGGTGATCCAAGCTGGTTCAACAGCCACAAAAAACATCTAGTCATAACTGAAGATTACCTCAGTGCTTACAGAGTGTCGCAAGACACAGATTTTGCTTCTGTAGCACTACTTAGAACCACTGTGTCAGACAGGACACTAAGGCAGATACACGACCTCAACTTTGAGAGCGTAACTATTTGGCTTGATCCTGATGATGCAGGTATTGAAGGAGCAATTAAAGCACAGAAAAAACTATCACACTATCTTCCAAAGGAAACAACTATCAGGGTATTTACTCTGGATGTTGAACCCAAGGAATGTACCAAAGAAAGCTTAGAAAGTTATTTAAGTAAAGGAATCCAATATGGATTATGACTGCCTTTTTCTTTGCGCTAAAAGCAAAGAGAACTTACAAAGGTATAGACGGTATATCAAGCCGCACATTGTAGTAAAAGAAACCAACATCATTCTTGATGGCATGGACAAGTACTACAAAACGTTTCCTTCTGTCAGCACTATAAATTGGGAACCATTCACTGCGTTCCTAATAGCAGATCAAAGCAAACGTTTGACTGATGATTCAATTGTCAAGCTACGCATGACATTGACTAAAGCTAAGACTTTTGTTCCACACCATGCACATGAAGAAGTAATCAAAACTCTTATTGAGTTGGACTACTTAGCTCAAATTATGGAAGAGTGTGAGAAAGTTAAAGAAGGCTCTAGTGACTTAGAACACGTACACATATTAGCAACTGATGCTCTTAAAAACGTGGAGAGATACATTGAAAAAGACGAGCTGTTTGTTTCTGCTGATCTTTCTAGCATCGCGGATAGGATTAGTAGCTCTGGCTATGAATGGCGTTTGGATGCCCTCAATCGCTCTCTTGGCCCTCTTCGTACCGGTAATTTTGTTATTGTTGCTGCACGAGTTGAGGTAGGTAAAACAACCTTCTTAGCTAGTGAGGTCAGCTACATTGCACAACAACTACCTAAAGATCGTCCTGTTGTTTGGGTTAACAACGAAGAAGAATCTTCTGTTGTGTTCTTTCGTATTGTTCAAGCTGCGTTAGGTCAAGAGTCTAAAGAAATCATTGCTGACTCTAAGGCTGCAATGACTGCATACACTGCATTAATGGGTGGTGACAAAGACAAGATACGTGTTACTAAAGACACCAATCACGTCAAAGACTTAGAGACTTTGTTCAGAGAAGTTAATCCAGGTCTAATCATTTTTGATCAACTTGACAAAGTATCAGGCTTCAAAGAAGCAGAAAGAGAGGACATCACACTAGGGAGAATCTACAAATGGGCTAGAGAATTAGCAAGAACGTATGGCCCAGTTATTGCAGCATCACAGTTAAGTGCTACAGCAGTGGACTTAAAAGACCCACCATTCATAGGTATGGATGCTCTTAGAGGCTCTAAAACAGACAAACCAGGTGAAGCTGATGCAGTGATTACGTTAGGTAAGTACAAAGAACCAAAAACTCCTGAAGAAGAGATGATCCGAACTATCAATGTTCCTAAGAACAAACTTCCCGGAGGAGGTACTAAGCAAATGGAATCAGAACGTCATGGTCAGTACCTAGTAACCATTGACCCAATTAGAGCTAGGTTTGAATAAGGAAACACAAAATGACTGAACTAGAGTTAAAACTAATAGCAGAGATATACAAAGTGTCTCTCACACCAAGCATTATTAACTTGGCAATGCAATGTTATGGCAAAGGGTTTTCAGATGGAGGCAGACAACAAAAGCAAGCTGACGTTTTTAGTCAAGCTCTTAACAAAATATCAAAATGACTACCCCAGAGTTTATAGCTATTGACGTTGAGACAACTCTCAATGGCAATGAAGAAATAGGACTAGCTCATCCTATGCACCCTGACAACAGGGTTGTTGCCTATGGCTTAGCTAACAGTGTTGGGGCAGGCCATGCGTTTTATGACTCTTCTTTTGGGTTTCAAACTCTTTTAGAGTTGTATCCTTATGGAGTGTTTTGTGGTCACAACATTTCTTTTGATTTGATGTACCTATACAAAGAATCTTCTGTTTTAAAGAAAACTCTTCAGAAACATAAAATTTGGGATACACAACTGGCTGAGTACATTCTTAGCGGACAACGCACTAAGTTTTCTAGCTTAGATGAATTGTCTGTTAAGTATGGTTTGCCTATCAAAGACGACAAAATCAAATCTTACTTTCAAGCTGGGTTAGGTTCTGACAAGATTCCTCCTGAAGAACTTATTCCATACCTTGTACAAGACGTAGAAAACACAGCAGCAATAGCTAAGAAACAATACGAAGCAGCTATCCATCTAAATCAAATAAATTTGATCTGGAGTCAGATGGAAGCACTCCATGCAACAACAGAGATGATGTTTAATGGTTTGCACATAGACAGAGTAAAGCTGGATGCCTATACAGTAGAAGTTGTTAATAGCTATGCTGAGTCTAGAGTTGGTCTTGAAGAGTTGTGTGCAGGTATTATTGAAGACATCAACAGTCCTAAACAATGGAGTCAATTCTTTTTTGGTGGCAAAAAGAAAGTTAAGGTTAAAGAAGAAGTCGGTGTTTACAAGAATGGCAATACAAAGTTTAAACTTGTAGACAAAGAACTCATCATTAAACCTGCTATCAAGTATGTCCCTGATCCTGACAAAGTGTCTGCTAAAACAGGTCAAGTGTCAGTAGACGACTCTGTGTTAAGCGATATGTTGAATCATACGTTTGATGCAAAAATGATCCATGTGATTAAATCTTTGTTGAAATATCGTGAGCTATCTAAACAATTGTCTACATATGTACAGGGTTTAAGCAAACACATCATTGGAGACTTTATTCATGGCAAGCTAAATCACACAGCAACTGTTACAGGTAGGTTGTCATCAACCAACCCTAATTTACAAAATATCAGTAATAACCCTATAAAACAAATCTTCACTTCAAGGTATCCTGACGGACTCATTGTAGAGGTTGACTTCAATCAACTAGAAGTTGTTGCTTTGGCTCATGTTACTAGAGACAAACAATTGATCAAAGACATATCTGGTGGTAAAGACATTCACAGTGAACTCTACAAAGATATGTTTGGAAGAATGCCAAGTAAAGAAGAAAGGAAACCCTTTAAATCTAGAACATTTCAACTCATATATGGTGCTGGTGCAAAAGCTATCAGCAAACAAGCCGGGTGTAGCAAAGAAGAAGCACAGAAGTTTATTGAAGTCTTCTACACTCGTTATCCACAAGTTGCTAAATGGCACACAGAATTCTCTAATCAAATAGAACGTGCTGCTTGTCATTTGAAAAACAAAGAGGGTTTAATGGATAAATTTCAAACTTGTGTTTGGCAAACTGAAACAGGTCGCAAGTTTGTATTCACAGAGTACTACAGCGATAGCTCTTGGTCACCCAAGATGTACAACTTCAGCCCCACAGAAATGAAGAACTATCCAATTCAAGGTTTAGCCACTGGAGACATCGTACCTATGATGTTAGGAGTTATTTTCAGGAAGCTAATAGGCAGAGATGATGTGAAGATGGTTAACACCATTCACGATTCTCTAATGTTTGACGTTAAGAAAGAGTCCGTAGTTAATTTTATGTTGGAGGTAACAGACATACTGAAAGACACACACAAGTACTTTGAAGAAATATTTAAGAAGCCGTTGGCCCTAAAGCTCAATGCAGGGGCATCATTCGGTACTAATTGGTTTAACATGGAAGAAGTAAATATATGACTATGATGTCAGGCGTTGTGGAAGCTGTATCCACAAAAGACGTAACAACTAAGTTTGGTGTAAAACCTACTTATTCGTTTAAAGTAAATGGTGGCTGGATTAAATGTGGGTTTAAGAATCCCTCAGTTGATGTTGGTTACACAGTTGACTTTGACGGTGTTACAAGTACGTATGGTATTGAGACTAAAGCAGTCAACATCATTAGCCGTACAAGTACTGCTCCAGTAGCTACTGCATCTACAGCAGTTACCACTACAGCAGCAGCACCTAAGTCTTATGGTGGTGGTTACAAGGACAAGGTATTTCCTATACCTGCCTTACACGGTGATCGTGCAATTGTTCGTCAGAATGCTTTAGCTCGTGCTACTGATCTATATATCGCTGCTCGTGGCGGTAAACCATTTGAGCTGGAAACTTCAACTTTAGATTTGGTTATTAAACTAGCTCGTAAGTTTGAGGCATACACCGCAGGTGATCTAGACATGGCAGAAGCTATGGAAGAAAACGAAATAAGTGAAGAAGTTATTAATTATATTGCTGAAGGAGTGTAAACATGGAAGAAAAAACTAAACGTGGCCCTGGTCGACCACCTAAAACTAAACCTGTGGAAGTAACTATCAAAGCACCTGTACAAAAAGATCCTTTGCTAAGTTTGGTTCAACAGAAGTTTATGGATGCCTATGGATTTGAAACTACTGAAGCTCAATCAAAGCATTTTCTATTGTCTTTGGTAGCCCAGATAGAACTGTAAGTGTATTTTTGGAGTTGTTAAGCCAGCAATCAAGGATGTCATGTGTATAGTTTTCTGGCTTTTCTATGCACGTATACAGTGATATGTATATAAAACGATCAAATTGAGACTCCTACTATTTTTAAAAGGTAATTATGAAAGCACTCATTGATGGTGACATAGTGGTCTACAGGGCTGCTGCATCAGCAGAAGAGGATGACCAATGGATAGCCCAAGCTAGAGCAGATCAAATGATGCAAGATATTCTTGCAGACACTGGGTCTACTTCTTATAGCGTTTATTTAACAGGTAGCGGCAACTTCCGTAGGGAGATAGCACCAAGCTACAAGGCTAATCGTCCAGACAGTCGCCCTAAACATTGGGAAGCAGTACGAGAGTTCCTAGTAACACAACACAAAGCTATTGTTTGCAATGGATTTGAAGCTGATGACCAACTTGGTATAGACCAAGATAAAACACATGGAGCAACTGTAATTTGTAGCATAGATAAAGATTTGCTTCAGATCCCAGGTAAACACTACAACTTTGTAAAGAAAGTATTTCAGGACGTAACATATGACGAAGGAATCAAAGCACTGTACATACAAAGCTTGGTTGGCGATAGAAGCGACAACATCTTTGGAGTTCAAGGTATCGGCCCCGTTAAAGCAGAAAGAGCACTTGCAGAACTGCTCCCAGAAGAGTACTACGAAGCCTGTAGGAGCCTCTACAACGATGATGAACGCTACCACCTCAACATGAGGCTGCTCTACATCTGGCAGAAACCTAACGATGCTTGGGAACCACCAGTTTTTATTGAAGAAAATTTAAAGATTGACCTTGATTCTGGTTTAAGCTCAATTAATGAACAAGAAGAACCACATGAAACAACTTGAACTATTCCCCAAAACCAGAGCAGCAAGCCGCCCAAAGCGGCACAACGCATCAGCCTACAAAAGCGGATTGGAACAGAAGTTCCAAGACGCTTGCAAAGCAAAGGGCTGGGAACTAGGCTACGAACAGGACAAGATCAAGTACAACATACCAGCCAGCATCCACAGCTACACACCTGACTTCACTGTTACTAAGAACGTTTACATAGAAACCAAAGGTCTATGGGTAGCAGCAGATAGGAAGAAGTCTGTTCTTATCAAAGAACAACACCCAGACATACGCATCTTGTACGTATTCCAACGTAACCAACTTATCAGTAAAAACAGCAAAACAACTTACCTAGATTGGTGTGACAAGAATGGTCTAGATGCTTGTGTGTTTTCAAACTCAAGTCATTGGACAGAATACATCCTACGTCACATTTAAGGAGAAAAACAAATGCGTAAAGTAAGCATGATGGAACTTATAAAAGAACCATTTAAAAAGCCTAGCCCACTAGAGATGATTGCTACTGAGTTAGCAGATGCACACTTGTCTAAGTTAGAAGCAGAGACAGCAGTGGAATATGCTCAATCTATTGTGGACTACAACAACACTCGTATTGAACGACTTAATACACGACTGGAGCAGTACAAATGAACTGCTGTGATTACAACTGCAACCAAGGAAGAAACTGCCCAATACGCAAACAATGCATCAAAGAAATCAATGATGCCTATGTCAATGGGTACAACGATGCTCAACTGGGCGACCCAATAGACGACCTTGCCGACACCTTCAAAGGCTTGCTTACCGTGATGGCTGTGGTGCTGTGCGGGTGGGTTGCTTTTTTACTTATATGGGGGAAGTGAAATGACACGAACTGAAAAAGCAATTAGAGACTTTTGCGGACACCATGCAGATTGGTGGCCCTCTACTACCCAAGTGCAAGCAATGTTGGCTTTGGCGCAGCCATGCCCAACGTGCGAAGCACTGGCCCGTACTGTGATGCTTGACCAAACAAGCCATGACAACTTCAGACCCGACTGGGACACGCAAGCTGTGCTAGTTGAAGAGCAGCAGCGCATGGCAAAGCGCATTGAAGAACTTGAAGCAATGCTGGAGCGCCAAACAGCCCGTATCGTTGACTTGCAGACACACATTGAAAACTTTGATGGAGAAGTGTGCCTGCGCTGCCAAGGTGTTTTTTCTCTGCCGCTGCCGATGGATGTCGATGAGCTGGTTAAGAAAACCAAGGCCTTTATCGCGCTGCACAAGGACTGCAAGGAGCAAGCATGAGCGACCCGACCATTGCCGCTTGGCATCGCCAGGATGAGCTGCGCCAAGAGCTGCAGAGCATGCGCTCCGACCCCGCCATCCACTTCTGCCACCGCTTCGCGATCCTCATGGAATGCGTCATGCTCGGCGGTGTGGACAAGTACTGGGACGAAATGGGCACCTTGCTCGATGAGTACCACAAGGCTAGAGATGCGTGGATGACGGCCCACGGGCAACCGTACGTGTCAGGATTTGGAAAGGATTGAGAGATGACTGACAAAGAACTGATGCAGCAGGCGGTGGAAGCGATGGAATATGCCGATGCTTGCTTGAAGAAACAGTTGACCACCAAAACGAAGCATGAGTACGCACAGGACTTGTTGATGGAAGCCGGAACAGCCCTGCGCGAGCGGCTGGCGCAGCCGGAGCAAGAGCCGGTGGCGCTTGAGTCTGCCTACGAGACCATCATCCAATGGGACGAAGGCGGTGGGAAGCGAAGCCGCCGGGGAACAACATGACAGGCTATTACTGCGTAGTATGCGGTAAGTTTTTACCAGCAGATGAGCATGGCGTTATCGTGCATGACGATGTGCCGCACCCTGTTGATATGGACTTTGGAGACGAGGAGAACCCGCAATGACACCTTTAGTACGGGAAATGGTCAAAATGGTGTCGGTTGCTAATCTTGACCCAACTCAGATGCAATGGTTTGATGTGACTGGAGCAATCAAAGAATACATTGGCTATGACCAAAAAAAGTATTTACTGCATCCTGCACCGTACAAAAACATGATGCTGTGTGGAAAGACAGCGCAGGGTGACTTTATGTTGTCAGTGCTTGCGGAGCCAGCGGCAACCATCGTGACGGGTTGGATTATGAAACCAACTGGGTATAAAACCCTTGGGACTTTTTTGTTTTCTGAAGACAATGGAGAACCAAAAACGGGTGAGGTTGACAAACCAATTGACCCGCAAGACCAGTCAATGATGTGTGCAATTGTGGCTATGTTTTACGCATCGTTGGATATGAGAGTTGAAGCGTATGTCCCAACAGCAAAAGACACATTTACAAATCGCCGCAAGATTAAAGAAGGCAAACTGCCCATATACGATTGGCACACAATAGTGATTGAGCCGCCCAAGACAAGCCAAGAACACCAAGGCGGGACACACGCAAGCCCACGCAGGCATCAAGCAAGGGGTCATTGGCGCACATATAAATCTGGCAAGCGTGGGTGGGTCAAAGAGTGCTGGAGGGGTGATGCAAGCAAAGGGTCGGTGTTTAAAGATTATGAATTAAGGGGAACAACATGACTACATACTACTGTGTTCATTGCAAGCGCCCCGTGTGGACAATATTAAGTAAGTGTAGGAGTTGCGGAAAATGACAGGCTACAAATCAAAACGCGCTGCGGCGCAGGACAAACTGAAATGCCAATGCTCATTGAGTACAAAACTTGTCGGCAGCGGATGTCAGTATTGCAACCCTGAGTACATGGATGATGATGACGCACAGCCAGCGCAGGAGCGCAACTTCTGCGAACGCTGCGGCAAACGATTAGGTGCTGCTGACCACATCCACACTTGCACACCACCACAGGAAAACATATGAACATTGAAAAAATAATAGACTACGCACTACCTTGTATGCTTGCAGAAAAGGAACTTAAAGAAGCTCACCAACTTATGTTGCAAAACAAATACCGGGAAGCAATGGAGAGTGGTGTAAAAGCCATAGACCACATCCATCAAATGCTAGATGCTATTGAAAATAGACTTGAACCATGAGATTAGCTACTCACACAACAATACGCAATGTTCTTAGGAACAACCCAGATGGCTTAACAGCTAAACAAATATACTCTATCACCAACATAAACAAAGAATCTATCCGTGTAGCTTTAAAAAATATGCCAGATGTCTACTTAGACAGATGGCTAGGAGCTAGACAAGGACTAAGAGAAGAATCCGTGTGGTGTGCTGTAGAAGTACCTGAAGACTGCCCTAGACCTGAAAGGAAAATTAGAAATGCCAACAAGTGATAGAAAAGATTTGCCTAACTTTGCAGCTTGGAGCAATAAGAACTTAGCTGACTTTGCAACAGAAGCTTACGTACGAATGCAAGAGCAACAAGAGTCTGTAGAGCAAGCTCAAAAAGACTTAAAAGATGCTATGGTTGAACTACGAAAGCTAGTAATTAAGCAATCATAGTTTCAGCAGTTGTTTGTATAGAAGCAACTCGATTCATCCAACCTTTTAAAAACTTAGATTGAGTTGGGTTGTTTTCTACTATAGTGTTATAGAACTTTTCTTTTTGGCTGCTAAAAGATTTAAGAAGTATTCCTGCATCCATTGCCTTAACCTTACCTAACGTACCCTGACCTATAACACCATCAGAAACAGCCCCTACAGCCCTTTGAAGGAACTTGGCAGACCTACTAGTACCAGCGTTAACCCCAAAGTCAAACACAGCGTAATCAACCCCTTGGGGTAGATCATCACAGCATAGTTTGTCCCAGTACATTTTCTTGTAAAAGGGTTTTACAGCATCTGGAGTTAATGCTTTCATCTCACCATCTTTAATGGGACGACTAAGATACTCAGACCAAGCTTGTTTGGTTACACCAAAGTTGGTTTCACCACCAGCATCATCTTTATCCCAGACATACCCACCTTCAGACTTGAGTACGTGCTCAAAGCTAATATCAAAGTTTTGTATCATTTGATTGTCGGTTCGCTTTGATGAAGGAGCTGATCTTTTGCTTGGCTACCTGCACTAGAACCAAAGTAAAAACTAATAATTCCTGTCCATGCAGTTCCTAAACTACCCAACATGATGTCAATTTGAGGAGCATGGTCTATCTTTCCGTACATTAAACCAAACAAAATTCCAAAAAATCCCAATGTAACGCCTACTGCCATTACCGAAGGAATCCAAGACTTAGTAGCAATCTGCATATCACGAGCAGATTTCTTGTCTTCAGCAATCAATTTAGCAAAATCTAGATTCATAGATTGAGCTTGTTTCTTTAGCTCTAGTTCAGCCATTTGAATAGCAGCTACTTGAGAAGCATCCAGTTTGCCGCTAGAAATAACGTTTTGAACTTCTTCAGGAGCTATTCCAAGGGCTTTAGAAACTGCCGATACCGCCATACCAGCTAAAGGGCCACCAAATGCAGTAGCAATCGTAGGTGCTATTTGTGCTAACCAATCCATATTAACTCCTTTTAATTAAGAATGCCCAAGCTAAACCCCCGATGGGGACAATCATAGCAATAGCAGCTACAAAAAGTAAGAGATTCATAACAGCAGCACCTGCTGCTTCTTTATCTTTTTGTTTTTGTTCTAGCAT